CCTATAGGACGGCGTAGAGCTATCTTCAGGCTACCATCGCCACGTTATAACCGCATGACAGGACTACAGCAACGAATCTACAGAGGTACAGGCTATCTGTGCTGCTGTGCATACTGATGCAGTTATTGCAGCTTATCAAGCATCGCTGGAAGAAGGAGAATAATCATGGCAGTAACTTGGACAATCTCAACACTAGAACGCAACACATCAGATGACGGTGTAGTTGTAGCACACTGGCGCGCCTCAGATGTAGATGGCGACCACTCAGGCAGCAGCTATGGCACTTGTGGCTTTACTCCTGACAGCACTGCTGACGGCTACACAGCCTATTCAGACATCACAGAAGCTCAGGCTATTGGCTGGGTGAAGGACAGCATGGGCGAGGAAGCAGTCACTGGCGTAGAAGATTCTATCGCTGCTCAGATTGCAGACAGCAAAGCTCCTGCGGTAGCTGTAGGAACTCCTTGGTAATGATTGATCCCGTCACAGCCATTAGTGTAGCTACTTCTGCGTTTAACACTATTAAGCGCATGGTAGCTGCTGGTCGTGAAGTAGAGGATACACTGGGTCAGATTGGTAAGTGGTATGGAGCCGTCAGTGACCTAAATGAATGCCAGAAGCAGGCCGAGAACCCGCCGCTGTTTAAGAAGATAGTAGCAGGTCAGTCTGTAGAGCAGGAGGCTATGCAGCTTTATGCTCACCAAAAGAAGATAAAGCAGCAAGAGAAGGAGCTGAGAGAGCTTCTAATGTACACCTACGGCCCTACAGGATACAGCGAGCTAGTAGAGTTGCGTAGGAAGATTAAAGAGCAGAGAGAGAAAACTATATACGCTCAGGCGCGTAGACGTAAAGCCTTCTTCTGGAACACTGTGCAGATTATAGGCATAGGCGTACTAGGTTACGGTATATACGCAATAGTTTCTTTCTTAATGAGTCAATAGAAGGAATAATTTAATGGAATACTTACTCGACTTATATGTGCTTGCAACATCATTGGTTACAATAGCCAGCGTAATATGCAATTACACTGAAACACCAAAAGACGATGAATTTGTTGCAAAAGCCTATAAGGTTTTGGAGCAGTTCGCATTCCTTGGCAATAAAGCCAAACAATAACCTGGAAGGAGCACGACATGGGCGAGAAAAAAACAACTCCCATAGTGATAAACGAAGTAGAGTACATTTTTGAAGACATGACTGAGCAGCAGCAGGTGATGGTAAATCACTGCAATGACCTGGATAGAAAGATCAGGTCCACTCAGTTTAACCTTGATCAACTTTCAGTAGGCAAAGACGCATTTATCAACATGCTAGTTGCTGACCTGGAGAAAGAAGAGCCAGGAGAGTAATAAGACATGCCAACGGTAAAAGAAGCCATCCAGCGCCTAGACGCTCATGAACGTGAATGCTTGACTCGATACCAAAACATTGAGAAGCAACTGGACGCTGGAACAAAGCGGTTTGATGATATAGACAAGCGTCTATGGTTTCTTTACCCGCTGGTCATTGCATCACCTTTGCTTGAAAGGCTTATTCAGTGAGTATATTTACGGCGTTAATCGGTCCGGTTGCTGATATTGGCAAGACGTTCCTGGCTAACAAGGCTGCGGAAAAACAGGCCAAGCATGACGCCAAGATGAATGTTATCCAGAACAGTGCTGACTGGGAGAGCAAGATGGCAGATGCCTCTAGCAGCTCCTGGAAGGATGAATTTTGGACCATTGTGTTAGCTATCCCAGTGTTTATGGTTGGCTACGCAATAGCCGCCAATGACGTGTCGGTAATTGACCGGGTGGCTGAGGGATTTGAGGCGCTAGACAAGCTGCCTGAGTGGTATCAGTATTTATTATTCATCGCGATCAGTTCCAGTTTTGGTATTCGCGGTGCCGGAAAAATTATGGAGATGCGCGGTAAGTAGCCGCCTCCGTCGCTCTGCAAAGGAAGTATAAATGGCATATGTTAGCGTAGACATTCCAGCAGGTATCTTTAAGCATGGTACTGACCTGGATTCTGTAGGCCGGTGGCGAGATGCTAACCTCATAAGGTGGCAAAATGGCTCTGTGCGGCCTGTTGGCGGCTGGACCACCCGTAAGGCCAGTGCATTCACTTACGCCCCCAGAGGCGCTATTACATGGACTGACAACAGTGCAGACGCCCACATTGCGGCAGGAACATACGAAAAGCTGTACCACGTTAATAAAGTGGGTACGGTTTCTGACATTACCCCTACTAGCTTTACCACTGGCGACCTTAACGCAGACCAGAATCTTGGCTACGGCGGTTCATTCTATGGCACCTCTTACTACAGCACAGAACGTCCTAGTGACGGCGTGCCAGAAGAGGCCACATCCTGGTCCATGGATACCTGGGGTCAATATTTGGTCGCCTGTTCATCAAAGGACGGCAAGATATACGAGTGGCAGTTGAATACCGGCACCCCCGCTGCAGCAATTACAAATGCCCCGGTAGGTAATGGCGCTATTGTCGTTACTGAGGAGCGCTTTATTTTTGCTCTAGGCGCAGGCAGTAATCCGCGCCTTGTAAAGTGGTGTGACAGAGAAGACAACACGGATTGGACGCCTACAGCGATTAACCAGGCTGGTGATCTTGAGCTGCAGACCTCTGGCGAGATCATGTGCGGTATCCGAGTGAGAGGCCGTACACTTATCCTGACCTCCCTGGACGCGCACGTCGCCACATACAATGGGCCGCCAACTGTTTACGGTTTTGAGAGGGTTGGCACATCTTGCGGCACCATATCTCGCATGGCTGCAGTTGCGGTGGACGAGGGGGCCTTCTGGATGGGCTCTAAGAGCTTTTTTACTTACAACGGATCATCCGTACAGGAAATGCCCTGCGATGTCTCAGATCACGTTTTTAAAGACATAAACCACGCCCAGAAAAGCAAGGCGTTTGCAGTCAACAACTCTCAGTTTGGTGAGGTGTGGTGGTTCTATCCCAGCGCCGACTCTCTGGAGAACGACCGATACGTTGTGTTCGACTATAAAGAAGGTCACTGGAACATTGGTGAGCTATCTCGCAGCTCTGCAGTTGATGCTGGTGTATTCTCTAACCCAATTATGTTTGATACCTCTGGTAACGTTCTAAACCACGAGACCGGGTACTCACACAATGGTAGTGAGACATTCCTGGAGAGTGGACCTATATCGATTGCTCAGGGCGATCAGATCGCCAAAGTAAATGAGATTATCCCGGACGAGCTTAACCAGGGCGAAGTCACTTTGACCTTTAAGACCAGGTTCTACCCTAATGACTCAGAAGTTAGCCACGGGCCGTTCGCTCTTGCTAACCCAACAGGCGCCAGGTTTAGTGGTCGCCAGGTCAGGATGCGTATTAATGGCACAGATCTTAAAGATTGGCGTGCAGGCAAGATGCGGCTTAATGTAATCCCAGGCGGCAAGCGATGAGCCTGGCTGAGAACCCGCCACCCCCGTTAGGTCCAGAATGGAAACCCTGGGGAGAGCGACTTGTTAGCTTTCTAGCCAGGACTAAAACAAAGCTGGCTTACTACATAGCTGGCGACACGGCGGCAGAAGATGGCGTCGTATTGTGGGACCGAACTGGTTACCCGGTAGTGTCCAAGAATGGTGAGTTTAGGCAGATTGTATTAGCTGACGGTTATGGTGAGTTTTCAGCCACCAGCAGCATTACTGCGGCGTCGGTAGACACTGCGTACAATATATCGTTTACGTCGGTAAGCGCTAATGGTGGATTGAGCATTGATCCCAGCGATAATACAAAAATTAGGTTTGCTGAAGCGGGGGTGTATTCTATTGCGGGACACCTGCAGCTTAAATCGTCAAGCGCATCAACGAAGACAGCGTATTATTGGATGGCTGTTAATGGCACAAACCAAGATCACTCAGAAAGGGTTACGGTGCATGCTAACGATCAATTTATTGTCTTGGCTGTTAGTGATCAAATTGAGGTAACTGCAGGCTCTTATATGCAGGCAAGGTTTGCTGTTAGTGATACCGATTTATGGCTTGATGGGGCTGCTGCAACATCTTTTGCGCCAGCATCTAAGCCAATTGACCTTACAATAACCAGAAGCCGTCAATAAATGCTATAATCGGCCAATTATTTAGGGGGATATATGGCAGATTTACAAGAAGAGCTAGATCGTTGCGAGAAGTGGATAAAGGCAGCATTAGAGTACAGTGGCGGGACGCACGAGTACGAGGACATTGTTGAGGCCATAAAGAACGGATACATGCAGTTTTGGCCAGCAGAACACGGCTGCGCTGTTACAGAGATAATATCGTTTCCCAGGAAGAAAGTGTTGCACATTTTTTTGGCGGGTGGCGAAAAGAATCAGATAGTTGACATGGACGAGTCGGCGGTAGAGTTTGCAAGACAGCAGGGATGCACGGGCATGACTGTTGCTGGCCGTAGAGGTTGGGCAAGGGTCTTATTAAGCAAAGGGTGGACCGAGGCGTTCACGACACTTAGCAAGGATATATGATATGAGCGGTGGCAAGGGCGGTGGTCAATCCACAAAAACAGAAATACCAGCGTGGGCAGAGGCCGCAACAAAGCGGAATCTAGCGCGAGCTGAAGAGGTCCAAAAGATCGGCTACATGCCATACTATGGCCCAGACGTTGCTGGATTTACGCCTAGCCAGCAAGACGCAATGGCAAATAACCTAGCCGCTGCATCTGCATTTGGAATGGCCGCGCCAAGCGATCCTATGGCTGGCATGCCGCAAGCTCAACCTTTTGGTGGCGGTATATCAGGATACAGCTCTGGTGGATTGTTCGACCAGGCTGTTGCTGACTTTGAGGCAAGAGAGCCTGCCTACGCAAAAGAATACAATGAGCTGTTTGCTGGCAATACTTATACATCCCCTTTCCCCGGGCCTGGAAATGACTTTTTCATCCGTGGGAGTGGCGTTGACTATGATCCTGGTCGCGGCGCAAGGGCGGCTACCCCAATGCCTACTACAAGAGGCGGCCCTGCCCCCTCAATTCCAAGTGCTCCGACTCCTCCAGTTGTCGCTAGTGGCGGCCCATTTGTCGTGCCTGACCCAGTATCCCCAACAATGCCATCGTTTGATATGCAGCCCGCTGCACGGCCAACATACACTGAGCTGCCTACATACACTGTCGATTATGATCGCCCAGTTGAGCGCAAAGAGGCGTCTCGCAATTTGCCTCCCAGGTTTACGCAACCGCCTTTGGTAGACATCCCGCTTCCAACAGCCCCAGCAATGAATATTCCTGCAGCACCAAAGAAAGGCATTGACGAGCTAATGCTAGATATGCGCAACTCAGGAAGAAACATTAAAAACACAAGAAATGGACGAGGTGCTCAATAATGGCTTCAGGTAACGGTGTACCACAACAAGTAGGCATGGCTGGACCGCAAAGAATGCAGCCTGGCCCTACATCCCCATCTCAGGTTAACTATGGCCCGTCAGTAACGGAACCGCCAGGACAGCGACCAGTACCGCAAGATGAGCTTGCAATGCGTGTATCAGGCCCTGTAAGGCCGCCAAGCCATCTGTTGGATAAAAGGGCTCCTGCGCCACAGTCTGGACCTAAGCTGGCGCCTCCCGCTGGTGGTGGCGGTAAAGCTGGCGGTCGCGTACAGCAGCAGCAACAGCAAGCTCCGCAAGCTCCAAACATTAATCAAAGTGCCGCGCAGGGTATTCAGGGCGCTATGGCTGGTGCTGCTAGAGAGATGCAGTATCAGCCCATGAATGTACGAGCTCCTGGCTATCAGGCGGCTCAGTCTGGCGCAACAGGCTATGGCGCAGCTCAGGCTGGCGCTAGAGGGTTCCAGGGTGCTGATGTAGGCGCAACAGGCTATGGTGCAGAGCGTGCAGGCGCTACTGGCTTCCAGGCTGCTGGATTAGACGCTCAGGGTTATGACGCTGCTCGCACCGGGGCAACTGGATTTGGCGCAGAAAGATTAGGTGCAGCACCGACAGTAACGTCCAGAGATGTGACGGCTGGCCAATTAGCTGGCACTGACCTAAGTCAGTATTACAACCCTTATGAAAGCCAAGTTGTGCAGTCTACACTGTCTGACCTAGATCGCGCCCGACAGATATCAATGGGCCAGGCTGGAGCTCAAGCAAGCGCAGCAGGTGCTTTTGGTGGTTCTCGACAGGCTTTGATGGAGGCCGAGACTAATCGAGCATTTGCCGAACAAGCCGCACGATCTGCAGGTCAGTTACGCCAGGCTGGATTTACTCAAGCCCAGGGCATGGCGCAACAAGACATTGCTGGAAGAATGCAGGCTAGCCTTGCTAACCAGCAGGCAGGTCTACAGGCTGGCACTACTAGCGCTAACCTGGCACAACAAGCAGCCCTGGCCAATCAGGCGGCTGGTATGCG